GTATTTTATCTGATGCTAATTTCTCAGCAACAGTTTTCATCTCATCTGTTATAATAGGCTTAGGGTATCCACCCGCATCTTTACCTAATTTAATTAATTTGTTTTCATCAAAACCATCTTCAATTAACTGTTTTTTCTCAGTTTCATCGCGATAAATTTGATAACTAGGATCTTCCGTGGTTAAAAATTTAGCAGTACTGAATGGAGTTGCAGTTAAATTACTAACGAATTTTTTCTTTTCAGGCTCAAAATTAGGGTTATTCATTATTGAAGTGCTATCAATCTTGGTTAAAGCACCTCCTCTTGAGGTAGACTCAAATTCGCCTATTCTATTGGTCGTAAAATCATTAAAAAGTTTATTGTAATCTACTTTTTTAGAAACAAATCTATTGTAATCCGTATAAACTTCTGGATCCATAGTAATAACTTCTCCAGTTTTTGGATCTTTTTTATAAAAAACAATTTTTTGATCATTTGCAACACCAGCATTTACATCATTTAAATCGCCAGCTTGCGCATAATCTTTAGCCATAGCCTCTCCTAATGCATCTAATTCTTGTCCTGCACTTAATTTTAAAATTTCATCATAACCTTTTGCGTAGGCATTAAATGTTTGTCTTAAGCTGCCAACATTTTTAGCTAATGCTTGGGCCTTTTGAGTGTATGCATATGCATTTTTTCTGTCAGCCTTGGCTAATCTTCCTAATTGAGCTGCAGCATTAGCAGCTTCGTATACAGATTGACTACTTATTCTTTGCAAGTTCTGAGAACCTGTACTAGAAATATCTTTATTAATTTGATCTTGTATTTTTTGGCTATCTCTATCTAATAATACATCTTCTTTTTCTTGTTGCTTTTCAAGAGCTAATTGTTTTTTTTCATCATACTCAGCCTTTTTTTCCTGTATAGAAATAAGGTTAGAAACAAGTCCTGTTCCTATTTTGCCATAATCTACCGGCTGCGATGCTACATATCCTGCGTATTCTGCCATAATTATTTTGGTTGGGGTAATTGAGTGATTGCTGGATTCATATAATATCCACCCAATCCAATAGGTACTCCTAAATAACCTGCTCCTAAGATAGGATCAGTTTTTAATTGGTTTGAATAAGTTTTTACTGATTGACCAAAATCTGTATCACCTAAAGTCCCCTTTTTGTTTCCATAGATATCTTTATATGCTGATAAAGTAGCAGCACTAACTCCAGCTTCAGCTAACCCACCAATACCCGCAGCTATAGCACCCGCTCCTTCAGCAGCAGCAACTTGAGCACCTTGTAGTCTACTTTGAGCTAAACCAGCTCCCCGATTTACACGATTTGCTTCTAGTTGTTGTGCGTTCTGAGCTTGAGCCATATCACGAGCATATTGCGCTTCTTGAGCTTGTGCTGCTAATTGTAAATCTTGAGCTTGAGCTTGTTGGTTTGCAGCAGTTAACCCGCCTAAAACCGTTGCAGCACCACCTTCTTGTAATGCTTGAATATTACTAGCTTGTCTTGCTTGCAGGTTTTGTTGCGCCAATTCAAGCCCCAATGTAGGTACTTGTAATTCATTAAACTTATTGCCTTCTTGAATGGAAGCATATTGTTGCGCAGCTTGTGCAGCTGCACTACTTGCATCTGACTTAGCTCTAGCACCTTGAAATATTTGATAACCAGAACCTAGTGCTGATATTCCTAAACCTATTGCTGCTGCGGTTTCAAGACCCATATTATAAATGTTTTATTAATTCTACACAATTTGATTGTGTTTGAATATACCCTGTATTTTTATATTTATTTATTAAGTTTTTATTTTGAACGGAAGCCCACATAACCTTATATCCGGCTTCTTTGCATGCTAAGCATAAACTTTCAATTAAAAATTCAATAGCTTTGTTTCTATCTTTTTCTCTATAATTATAATTAGAAACAACAAATTCACAAAATGCAATTGATGAGTTGGTATAATAAGCAAATCCAGCACAAATGTCTACATCTCCTTTTGAAACCATAAAACCACCAGTGCCATTATTAGCTAATGAATCTCTTGGAGGTATTTCTCCCCCCCAATCTTTCCACCATTTAGCTAGAATGTCATCATAGTCACTTTCGTTTAGCAACCTAATATTAAATTCCATTCTACAAATATAATTAAATTATCAAGGATAACTCTTGAATACGTCAGAAGTTACCATAAACATTTCTGTATAAGTAGTATCGCTATTAGTAAACTCTACGCTTAGATAAGTTCCTCTTGTTGGACTAGATTCAGCTACTGGACTTTTTTCATAAAGAATAAAGCTACCATTTGTTGGTGGAGTTCCTGTTACAGTTACTGTCACCGTATTTGCAGCATGCGCTGTTATTGTACCAATAAGCGTAAGTACGCCTGAATTCACCCAATAAAGAGTATCTCCTGTACTAATTATGTGACCAATGTCAAAAGCAAATGTAAGTACACCTGCTACATAAGTAGTCACATTGCCTATACCTTGGACAGATGTCATAGATATATTATTAGCAGATAATTCAGTTCTTCTAATATAGCCATACCATGTGCCTTCCTTTAAATCATACCATCCTGCATCAATATAACCACTCCCTTGGTCAGATAAAATATCTGTTTCCCAAGCAGTAGTTGAATTAGTGGCTATGGTTTTGAAAGATTTGGTTTGCGATGGCTCATTATTAAAAATAGTAGTTATTTTAGATGGGTATAATACGCCATAATAACTATTTCTAGTTGTATTAGAATTGTGCTTATATAAATTACCGTTCTTAAATGTGTACAAATAATTATTCATAGACACCATCCACTCAGGTAAATATGAGTGGTATGATGTCCATCCTGATAATCTTGGAGAATATGTTATTGTATAGTTAGCCATATGCTTACAAATTTACTTATTTTAATGTTACGGACAACTATAGAACGATGTTATTTGAATTGAGCCATTATACCCAACAGGAGGCGAGTATTGCGATAATGTAGCTCCTGTAAACGTATAGAAAATAGGGCTTCCACTAGGTAATACATATCTTCTTCCAACTGCTCCTGGAACAATTGTGGTATATGCGTATCCTGTACCAGGTGAACACTCAGCTAACTCATAATAAGTAGTTGGGCTAGGACATCCTGTTAATCCCGTCGCAGTAATTGCAAGCAAAGTACCACCCGGATTGTAATTAATAATACCATCTACAATATATGTATTACCACCCGATGTGACTCTATCATCTAACTCAAATGTATTACCTGCGTAAACTTCTGAGTTTGCTGATGATCCATCAGAGCATTTATATAAAACATACCACTCATAACTAGGAGCACTAGGGCATCCTGTTAATCCTGTTGCAGTAATTGCAAGCAATGAACCTCCCGGATTATAATTAATAATACCATCTATAACATAAGTATTACCACCTGATGTAACTCTATCATCAATTTCAAATGTGTCAGCTGGGTATGCAATAGAATTAGCTTCAGCACCGTCAGAACACTTATGCATTACATAGTATTCGTCTAATGGTGGTCTCGTATCTTGTTCAACAGTTAATATAATATCTTCAGTACAACCAGATATTGTAATATCTAAATCTCTTGGAGCTCCTAAATTTTCTAAAACTTCTACATAAATCAATTGATTATTTGAACCAAATATATCGCTAACTGTTAACCAATCATTAACAGGGACTGTTATTATCCAATCAGTATTAGACTCAATATAGAATGATTTCTTTTGAACAGTGCCGTCAAATGTTAATGTTGTAGGAGTAACAGATATAGAACAAGTTTTAATTTTTCTATCATTATCTGCAGCTAATACATAATTTTCAAAATACGGATCAAACATTCCTAGTTTTACTGTATTAGTATCTAGGTTAGCCTTAAACCAGTTCTTCATTCCTTGAGAAGATATCTCAAATAGCCCATTAGGTTGTAATGCCAAAACAGCACCACGTCTTGCATCTGTAAAGAATAAGTCATTACCCCATATAGTAAAACTTTCAGGGTTTAAACTAATTCCATATTCCCCTATGTAAGCAATTTGAGTTCCTAACACTTCGGGAACGGATGTTACCACGCCACCTCCAGTAGAATCACTTAATAAATTTTTACCATAAAGAACTTTAGATACTTTGTTTTCTTGCAATACAACTAAATCCGTATCTCTTGAATACAATTTTTGAATAGAACCAAAGAATCTATCTAAATATTTAAAGTTACCAAGTGATAAATTAAACTCATTTAATCTATTAATTCCGGTTGTTTGAGTATAAACACCGCTATATGTTAATGCCTGAACAACCGTTTCCTGCTTATATCCTTCAATAGTTGAGTTAGCTCGTGGGCTAAACTGCATTGTTGCGGAATTAAAGTCGTCACGAATTCTAAAACTTTCTACTCCGTTACCAAATGTAAATGCATTAAAATCTGAATTAAAATTTAAGGTGTTTAAATCTATTATTGCCGGAGCCCCCAACGCAACATCTTGATTATCAACATTTCCATAGTGATTGCCATTGATAATAGGATACGTTTGTGAAAGCTCATAATATATATCTTGATTGGTGTCTACTGGAACTGTCTCAAACAAAGATGGATAATCAGATTGCTGTAGATTAAAATTAGTATCTACGTTAGCTCCACTTGTTGTAGATTGATATGTATAGAAATACATATAGACAGGATAAGCTAATGAAGCAGTACTTATAGATCCACCTTGAGATATTCTAGATGGATTTATAGCAGATGCTACACCTCTTCTAAATACAATATTTCTTGCACCTAAATTTTTAGATTGACCATCATATTGAATCCATTTTTTATATACATAATCTTCAACAAACCATTCCTCTATGTTAACATAGTCCTTTGTTGAGATAAATGTTTGAGTAATCCACTGGTCAGTGTTGTCAGTTTCCTTATATTTAAAGGTAACTATAGCACCCGCTTTAATTGGTCTGTCCTCATCATCTGATGGGCTTATTGACCAATCTGTAAACGTAAAAAATGCAGTAGGATAAAGCAATGTACTTTCGTTAGTAGATCCACCGAAAATACTATAACCTCCTGTACTAACACAGTTTACAACCCAATAATCATCTATTGTATGACCTGTTGCTGATACAAAATTAATCGAACAACTAAGGCCCGAATATGTCAAAACTTGATCAACGCCTGCCGTTATGGCTACATTTGATGCAACTAAATTCTTATACGTTCCCTTATATGTAGCGTAATATTTAAATGTACTTGCGCTATCTATTTGAACATAGAATCTAATATCATCTACCCCACTATATGCATTTGATGCACCAGTGGTCATATCATTTAACCCTATACCATAAAATATTGCATTCTCAGCAACACTAAATCTATCAAAAACAGGTGTGTCTGTAGATGAGCTATCACTTACTTGAGCATCTGAATAAGATGTAATTGGAGGTAAGACTGCATCATCAATTTTTATTCTAAAATATACACCTGCGGGTTGATTTACGTTAGACGTATTTAAAAAGTTTGCATTTTTAGACTGAATGTCTAATACCTTATATTGTATATTGGTATTATTTGACAAGCCCTTTAAATACAAATAAGAACCTACAGATATCTTGTCTTGATCCGCTTGATTAATCAAGAACCATTTAAATTGACCATCTTCAAAATAAGTCAATGGGAATAAATTATAGTACTCTTGCTTATCTTGTTTAATCATAAAACGATAATACGTAGCAAAAGCAGGAGGTTGGTATGTCCCATCAATAGTAATTCGAATATTATTTGCCTTAATGGCACTCGATGCTGGTATAAATACTGTATTAGTATTTTCTGTAGGCGTAATTACAGTAGTTGTTCTGCCATAATCATCTAAATATACAATACCAATTTCGTAATCTCTATTACTCTTAAATGTAGGAGTAGGAGTACCGCTAACCACCGAATTAGGTATAAATGATACAGAGAAGGCTGGATTGATGGGCTCCTTGTTCTCCTTTAATAAATCAAAGAATTGGGTATAATTACCATACACCAATCTGCTTCCAATTAATTCTTGAGACTTTGCTCTAATTGGTACATTGTCAAAAAGTCTATTTACTTGCTCAATTGGCAATAATGTAAATACTTTATTATTTTTAAATTGAAAAGAATATTCTGTATTGTCCGTGTAATCATTTAATAATTTAACTAAATTATCAATCACATAGGTATTTGTACTTAATGTATCCCTAAATATTAATTGTATTTCTTTTACATTCTTATCACCTGAATTAAAAGTTATATCTGCTGTGTTAAAATTATTAACCATAGATATATTCTCTGATACACCATAGTCATATGCGTATTCTTTTGGGAAGAAAGCTACAGGAGAAAATGGAGACAGGGCACTATATTCGTTATCTAAATACTTATATCTATAAGAAAAGTAAAGAAACTTATTCTCTAAGTTATTGGCCTCACCTTCTGAATATAAGTTAATTGTTGGTGCAGATAATGGTGGGGCCAAGATGACATTAATGTCCGCATCGGTAAACCCATCTACCGCATAATTCTTTGCACGATCAATATTAATCCTGCGGGGAGGATTTAAGTTGTCAGTCCAGAAAAGAAGTCCATTGATATAATTTATGCCTGTAACAAAATACTCCTTGTTAAAGCCAAGCAATGAAGGCGTGGTAGATGTTTGTTTAGTAGCTTGAATAACTGGAGTTAATGTATCTAATGTTTCATTATACTCATATATAGCATCTAGGGTATCGGATGCTACTAACCAATAAATTGAATTATTTGTTTCGTACGCAAGAGACCCAATACACATTGCATTGACTAACTCTAAATCACTTCCCTTTAAAATATTACCTAAGTAGTTTTGAGCTACGCCATTACGTGAGCCATCTTCCTCGACAAATGCCCCATCAGAATCACCCACAATAATATTAAGCGCATCTCTATATGCACCATCTGGTAAAAAATGAGGGTCAAGGTCTTTATTCATGACCCCTGAAAGGAAGTTTCTTTGAAGTTCTATCATTTACTTAATCCACTTAGATTGGCCTCTCATGTTCATCAACAAGCGACCCGGGTGTAAATTACTTAATCTAATCTTTGTGTTTCTCCAATTGGAAACTTTTTCTTTACGAGCTCTGTTAATAACATACTCGGGCTGGTTTGCCTTAGTATTTAAAATAGCCCACTTGATATATGAGTAAATATACTCCTCTGCTAACTTTGCAATAGTAATCTGAGCGTCGTCACCTGGATACAGTCCATCAGAGATATACTCCAACACCACTGACCGGTTAAACATGCCCGAACTAAAATTAATGACACCTGTAGCCTTATCTACCCTAAAGGTAGGGTTAGTATTAGCCGTCTCTGTATTAAGCCCGTACACGGCTCCGTAGCCATAAGCAAAATACCATAGTCCGTCTACATACCATCCCCACTGATTATTGAATGGGCATATCTGATAGTTAATACCATCTATACGAGATAAGTCTAACTTAGACGTTCCTTGCAAAGCATTACCTTGGTCATCAAATAAAATTTGATACTGGTCATCTTGCAAGAATTCAATAGCTGTATTAGCTTGAGGATCTTCAGACATAGGGTACAAAATACCTCCATGAAATAAAGATACACGAACATAGTTCACGTAATCAGGAGGTAGCACGAATTTTAAATCATGCCCAACTTCTAGTTGTAATGCATTTGTCTGACGATTTCCATCGTAATTCAGTTCTTGCACAGCTCTTTTAGCGTGAAACAATATCTTGTATCTATTGATGTTATTCAATAAATCACCATCGTCTGTATACATTAAGATGAAGTTATTAACAACATCACCTAATGTTACATTTTGATACGTGCCCCAATTGGCATCGGTGGGCGAAACCCCATCATTGGTGTAATATTTTTCCTGATTCATTATTGTTGTGTTTGATCAGTGTACGCTTCTTCGGCACGTGCCGCTGATGTTACATCCATCTCTCTAATACTAACTCCAGCATACTGGCAAATCTTAACTACCAATTTAGGGAAGTCGGATATTGCTAATTCAAAATCTTGATAGTCATTAGCCGATTGATTAAACAATGGACTGCCGTCAACTACCGTATAAGTCCATTTAGGGTCTTGCGGATATCTGACGTAATAAATATTAATATCATCTACAATAGTATCAGGATACACAGCTACTTGATTACCTTGCATAACATACGTAGGGTATGTTAATGTTGGTGCTGTCAAATTCGAATTAAGCAAATAATATAATTTCTCTTGATTAACGTGAGTAACCTCTTTACCATTATAGTACAATACATTTAATAAAAAGAAATTTACCGGTAAATCAAATTGACCAGTTCCTGCATTATAAACCAAATCTTCATTTTTAGAAAAATAGTCAATTGTTTGGTCTATTTGCTTGGTGATATCTGAGTACCCGCTAGTCTCCATGCCCTTCATGTCCTTTACTTTGGACTGCTGAAAGTCAAAGAAGTATTGCATGAACAATTCTAACTGAGCCTGCTTTGCAAAGCTGTTGAATTCTTCTGGTGTAATAAACCCATTATTATCCTTATTGATAATATTTAGGACAGTATTTCGTACGGAATTTATCATAATGACAAAGATAATAAAAAAAGGGCACTAGATGTGCCCTCTTAATTAACGGTATTTCTTAACTAGCGTCTCATAAATATCGAGACCATCGTTGCTTTGTAGGAACGATGCTAATAACCTCACTGGGTCTTCACCAAATGGTACACCCATTAGTTTATTCTTATTGTCAGGTAAGTTAAAGAAGATATCACGTTTCTTGTTTTTCAATACAAACGTACCATCTTGCAATGACTTAGCTGCAATATCATTTAACTTAAGCTCCGGATCATTTAACATGTTCAAGAAGCCAACAGGATGATTACGAGCATAAAGAATTAAGTCACGCTTAAGTTCTTCGCTAGTCAATCTATCCACACGGGTACCTAATAGCACACGACCTAATGCATCTGCTGTATTAATATCTAATTCACGTGCAGCAATCTGAGCATCTAATTGAGCATTTAATACATCAATTTGATTAGTTGCATCTCTCTGAGTATCAACCTCTTCAAACAAAACATTGTTCTCTGGGTGATATTGTAAAAACAACTGTAACACTTGGTTGTTTCTTGGAACTGCTAATAAACCATCTTCAAAGATGATTGGTTCTAAAATAAAGTTTCCATCTTGCTCATCTTCAAATGGAGATTTTTGATTAACTGCATAACGCAATGCACGGTTAATACCTTTGGTCTCATCAAAGTGAAGTAAAGGCTTACGATTGGTATTTCTACCTGAAATCATAAATGAGATAGGGAATGTTTTTCTTTTAAGGACATAGACCTTGTCCTTGAATTCTTTTGGATTTGACATTTTATTTGATTTTAAATTTTAAAAAAAGGGGAGACATAAAGCCTCCCCCCAACTTTACTAGTTCTCGAACAAGAAGAAGTTATTCGCACCAAGTGTACATAAAGCACGCTCAGATAAGAAGTTAACCTCCATTGCATCAAGGTCGCTAGTTTGAGCACCACCAGCAGAACCAGTGATCCAAGTTTTGTAACGACGATCTTCAGTTTCAGAAGCACGGTAACGAACGTGTAAGAACGGACGCTTTGCATTCTTTCCTAAGATTTGATCGTATACGTTAGTAGAACCTGCAGGTACCAAGATACCATTGATTGCTCCACCTACGATTCCACCACGAGTAGTAGCATCATTTAAGTATTTCCAGTCAGTCTTGTAGAAATCATATCCACGCTTAAATCCTGAGAAACCTAAGTTTAACGCCATAGTCTCGTTATTGTCAAATAGACCATAAGAAGTACCATCTGCTCCGTAAGAGTTTTGTGCAGCTAACATATCGTTAATATCGAAAGAGAACTTACGGTTAACGAATAACACGTTCTCTTGGATAGCTCCTTGCTTGTCAAGACGTTGGATGATTGAATCGAAGTCTGACAAAGTAGTTGGATTACCACCAGCCCATACGTTACCACGAGTAGCAACAGCATCAAATAAACCTTGAGTACCAGCAGCACCAGGTTGTACGTTAGAAGCAGCAACTGTCAAATAAGTTTGAGCAGCTGAACCAGCTTCTGCAGGAACACCTTCAACCATTGACATCTCTAAGTAATCTTCGAAACGTAAACGAGTCTCGTGCTCAGACTTGATGTACCATAAGTAACCAGTAGCACCATTCTCAGAAGTTACTTCAACCCATCCGATTTGAGCCATGTCAGAACCTGATACAGCATACTTGTCTTTGATGATGATTGGCTTGTTCTCTAAGAAAATATCTTGAGACTCAAGTGAACCTTCCATTCCTAATGAACCCTTAGTGAATTCAGAACCGTAAACGAATGCAGTAGAAGCAGTATCTACAGCAATTACTTGTCCAGCTGCAGCATAGTAAGCAACAGTGAACGTGTTAGCAGTTGTATCTACAGCAGTAATAACCGCACGATCTGAAGCAGAACCAGCGTTAGCTGATAAGAATACAGTTTGGTTAACACGGAAGTTAACAGTAACATCTACGTCTTCAACTGTCCAAGTAGCAGTATCTTGTCCTGCAGCAGCAGCTGAAGTACAGTTTACATACTTAGTGTGTAAACGACCTTGCTCTGCCCACTTAATTAAGTCAGAGTTAGAAGGTAATTCTGCACCTACCATACGTAAGAAAGATGCAATAGAGCGATTACCATAACGCTCGAATTCTGCCTCGTAAGTATCAGGAAGATAC